TTATAAAAATATCAATTTTTCTTATATAAAAAAATAGTAATTATTTATTAATAAAATGTATTTGACTTATAATCATTTAAATCCTTGTAATATTGTTAAATCATTAGAAGGTGCAGGATCTCAATATAGAAAAATTATAAGCATATATTCATTTGCTAAAAAACATAATTTGAAATATATTCATATTCCTATTCGAGTTGGTCATAATTATGATAATGATAAAGATTGGGATGAAAAATGGGATCGTTTTTTTAATTTTAAAAAAGTTTCAGACAATGACGACCTTAATATTGATATTGACAAACTCAACAATATGGAAAAGTATTTTATTACAGAGAATATCACAACAGAAATAATATTAAAGAATAATAAGCCAAATGCATTATATTTATATTTTCACGCACTTGACATTTTTTATAAAGACCCAGAATATTATTTTAAAGACATTCAAAATGATTTGATAAATGCATATGATGAGAATAATAATCATAGAAAATTGATTTATAACAAAAATAAAATAAATATAGCAATTCATATACGCGTTTATAATGATTATGATAATGTTGGAGATTTAGAAAAATTTTCAGAAGATATGTCATCAGACGATCGATATAAATATACAGCCGATATGTATATAAAATTGATAAATCAATTAAAAGAAAAATATGTAAATAATGATATTCATATATTTTCACAAGAAAAATATTTTGATATTAAATTTAAAAAATTGAGAGATATCAAAGATATTCAATTGCATTTTGACGATATGGATGTATTTGATACCTTTCATCATTTATGCAAAGCAGATGTATTAGTTATGAGTTTAAGCACATTTGGAATAATAGCAGCTTATTATAATAAAAATATAGTAATATATTTACCATTTTTTAAACCCGTATTAAAATCGTGGATTGTTTATAATAATGATAAACTATTATTATAAAAGAAAAATTAATTATAACCAGGTGTTCGATTGAATATATAATAATGCAATCTTTCTACATCATAACCTTCTAAAGGACAAATATCATATTCTAACATCTTAACAATATTTTCATAAAAATCTTTTTTTCTACTCAAAATGCTTTCTTTTGAAACAATAAATTGGGCACCGGCACCAAACACACAATATGTATTTGGATGTATATTTGTTCCAAATATTCTATAAATTGTTTCAAATATATTTGCACATTGATAATATAAATGTTTTTCATTATTTACTGTGGAATGTAATACAAGATCACATAAATATTCAAATTCTAATTTACAATTATTATTATAATTATCTATTAGTTTTTGTAATCTATTTATTATATTTTTTTCGTGATCAAATGGGTTTCCTTGTAAAAATATATAATAATCATCTAAATTATCATAGTTATCAACAATATATTTATATATACTATGCCCTTCTCTGCCAACATTAGGATAAAATATTTGATTATCTATATCATTTATTTTTTCACCTTTATTGATAATCAAAACATTATTAAATTGTTTTGTCCATTCAATACTTTCATTATATCTAGATACTACTATTAACATTATTATTATTATTATTAATAATACTATTTTTAAATAAAAATAAACTATTATATATAGCTTCATCCATATTAAAATATTTATAATTAGCTAATCTGCCTATAAAATAAATATTATCTTCTTTATCTGCTTCTTTTTTTATATAATTCATATAATTCTAAATTATGTTTATTTGGAACAGGATAATATGGATCTCCTTTATCTGTTGTTATTTCTTTAAATATTATTGTGTCATTTGATGTCTGATTTAAAAAATGTTTATATTCTACAATTCTAGTATATGGAACATCTAAAGTAGGATAATTAACAACTGAATTTTCTTGAAAAAAATTTGTATTTTTATGAATTTCTTTAATAAAATTTATACTTCTATATTCTAATTTTTCAAGATCGTCATAAAATTTATCAATTGGTCCAGTATAAATAATTTTTTTATATTTTGATAAATCATTTGTTTTTTTGTATTCATTAAAATCGGTATTTAACAATACAGTTATTAATTCGTTATTTAGTAATTCTTCTATAAATTTAGTATAACCTTTTTCAGGCAATGCTTCATATTTATCATTAAAATAGCGACAGTTATTATCATTTCTTACTGGTATTCTTTGTAATACTGATTTATCTAATTCTTTTGGATATTTATTCCATTGTTTATATGTATAATCTTTTATTAATTTATTATATAAAACGGTTCCAATTCTTGATAATGCCATTTCTTCACTATTATTAATATTTTTATATGAAATTTGATTTCTTTTTAACCATTCATTCATTTCATTTTCATTATTAATAGTTTCATCTAATAATTCATTTACAGTAGTTATATTTATAGGTACAGAAACACACTTATTATCAATTTTTGATACAACTTTATGTTGCCATTCAATCCATTTAGTATTGAATGAATTTATATATTCCCAAACTTCTTCATTATTTGTATGAAATATATGAGCTCCATATTTATTACATAATATATTTGTTTCTTCGTCAATATAATCATAACAATTACCACCAATATGAGATAATTTTTCAATTATCAAAACTTTTTCGTGTAATACATTTGCTATTCTTTCTGCTATTACTGAACCAGATAAACCACTTCCGACAATTAAATACATTTATATTATTTAATCATTTAAATATCTTTAGATACATATTTAATGTCGTGTTGATGTGTATTATAAATATGAATGTTTAATGATTTTAGATCATATTTATTTTTATAATAATCCCATAATGGTTTTATATTATAAAAATCATAATCATTCATTATTAATATTGTTCCTTTTTTTGATAAGCGATATGAATTTATGATATCACTTGTTGCAATTTCAGTTGAATGTCCGCCGTCAATATGAATTAAATCATATTTTTCATTATCATTTTCTAATGTTTTTGTGCTATCACCAATAATAATATTAATTCTATCTTGAAATAATTGTTTCAATACTTCATAACAAGGAATAGTATATTTATGTTCTCCTAAATCATAACAAGTTATTTTTACATTTGGATTTGATATTAACATCAATAATGCAGAAAATCCGGAATTAAATCCAATTTCCATTACATTTTTAATATTTTTATTTAACATTACATTACTAATATTTTTAACTTTATTTATAAATAGGTCTGTATAAGTTGTTGTATGATGTAATGTAAAAATATTTCCTTTTAATAACTCACCACAATTATTTATAATTGGAATTAAATAATTATTAATAATTTCTTTTGTTTTTTGAATGTTATATTCAATTGTAATATCTTTCAATGAATTCAAAAATACATTCATAAAATCAATTTTATAATTATATTTACCTGGATTTCCTGGAAAATGATGAATTATTTTATTTTCATTTAAAAAACAATTATTATTAACAACAACCGATTTTAAGATTTTATTATTATATAAATTATATTTGAATGCATTATAAATAATAAAAGGTTGGTCATTAAAAAAATGATGTCTATTTTTTATATCTTCATTTATTTTTTCAAATAATTGTTTTATTTCTTCACAATTTTTAAATAATAAAATCCCTGATGAAAATGCAGTAGTATCATTATAATTATCTATTTCTTCTCCAAATAATGATTTACCCCAATAATCACTATCATCTTTAATATCTCCTTCTTCCAAAGCATATAAATAATTATCCTGGCATAAATCAAAAACTTTATTTATATCATTTTTAATTATGATATCAGTATCTAAATATAATATTTTTTCATAATTATAAGAAAAATTGAATATATCTAATCGAGCCTTACAAGCTTTATCAACAGTATTATAATTATCATTAATTTCAAATTTAATATTATCATCATTAAATAAATGACTTTGTTTAATAATATTCATAAATTTAGTTGAGGTATATATTAATATTTCTGTGTTTTCATTCAAATTACCATATATAAATATGCTTTCCAATAAAAGATAAAACATATCAATATATTTTTCATTATTGAAAATACAAATAAATATACAATTCATAACTATCACTAATATTTTTTCATTTGCTTATATAAAAACATTTAAAGAAACTTCCAAATTATCTTTAAATGTCTTAATTTATAATGATAAATCTTAAAAAATGATATAAAAATATTCATTTATATTTCAGACATGTCTAAAGACGAAGATGAGTGTTATAATAATGATGATACTAGGCGTTTAAATAAAGAGATCAAGCAATTGAAAGCACAAAATCGGGATTTCAAGAATGAAAATAATTTCGAAATGATTGCAAAAAATAGGATCTTGATTAAAGCAAAAAAAGATGAGATTGATAAAATCCAATTCTCATTATTTAAAAAAGATTGTAGAAAACAATTTCCAAATTACACTCTTCATGCGCCACAGCGGGTAAGTTAAATAACATCAAAATCAAAAAATACCATTTTTTGGTATTTAAGAATAAAATAAATCTTTTTGTTAAATTTTTAATATAAAAAATGAAAAAAATGATTTTGTCTTATTTTTATTGATATTATGTCTCCAAGAAGAAATAAAACCGGATCTCAAATTCTCAAAGAATGGATCAAAAACATTAAAAATAATTCTTCGCCAAAATCGAAGAAGTCAAATAAAGCGAATGATTATCTTCACCATCATAATAATGATTGTGGTGGTCTTGAGGGTTCTAAGTATCTCGAGCATTAATTATTTTGTATTAATTTTTAAGAATTTTAATAAAAAATGATTTTTGTCTTTTCATAGTTTTATTACCCTGTTATACAGCTGGTCCAACGCTATCATGCCTATCTACTACTGCCGATTTAATTCAGTTTGTGTTGATCCCGATTGCCGTTTTCAGCATCATCATCCTCTTTCTCAGAGAAAACTTCTTATTGAGGTTCTCGACCAATTCCCGGAACATATGAAACTTATTGATGACTTCAAGCCACCAAAAAAATCATGTGCCTGTAAATTCGGTTTGAGATGCTTCGAATTGGATTGTCCATTTACACATTGTGGAATTGAAGATTTGGAGGAACGCAAAAAGGTTTTCAAGGTCTTTAACAAGACTTTGAAAGGTCTTCAGATGAAAGAGAAAATTGCAAAGGAAATCGAGGAAAGGAAGGAAAAGACGGTTGATTGGAACGATCTTTGAAAAAAGAAAAAAGAAAAAAATGGCAAAAAAGAAATTTTTGTCATTTTTTATTATCATTATAAATTAATGATAATAATTATTTATATTTCTATATTACTTTTAATATTTTTAATTCTATATTTTTTGATTTCAATTTTATATAAAATCCATTATTCATATCAATTAGAAAATAGTTGTATAACAAAAAAACCTAATATTTCAAATAAAAAAAGTTATAACATGTTTTATGAAGATGGTGATACTACTGGTGATGGAACTACTGGTGGTGGAACTACTGGTGGTGATACTACTGGTGGTGATACTACTGGTGGTGATACTACTGGTGGTGGAACTATTGGTGGTGGAACTATTGGTGGTGATACTACTGGTGGTGATACTACTGGTGGTGGAACTATTGGTGGTGGAAAATTAACATATTGTGATGCTGATGGAATAAATAGATTGAAAACAGATTTAACTAATGCACCTTCATCAACAACAAATGATAAATATTATATTACAGCACTTATTAATGCATTTACAAAATATTGTGATGTATTTAATACAATTTATACAAAAACTTTTGATCCAGATCCAAGTGGAGACACTATGGGTTTATATAAAAAATTAAGTAATGGAGATATATTTGTAAATGTTCAAGATGCTTATAATAATTTATCTCCAAATTTACAAAAAATATTTAATCCTTACGGAGAACATATTTATGATAAGATATGTAGTTCTTGGGGAATATATGATGAAGATATATCTATTTGTGAATATACAAACAAAATTTTTGATTTAAAATATTAAAAAACGAACAAAAATCTATTTTCAGAAAGTTCATTGAAATATACAGCGATCCCGGTTTTTAACACCATCTTGGCTATTGCCTTCTCTATACTTCAAATCAATACAATCATCTAATAAATTTCTGTAAGGCAATCCCAATAAATATTAATATGGTCAATTCTATGTTATGAGCATATTTTTGTAATATTATAATTGTAATTGCTATGTTAATTATTATTTTAAATAATATTATTTATTATGTTATTTTAAATATTTTAATACAATTTTATTTTTTGGTTTTTTAGAATAAAAATGATTATTAACTTTCTTAGACTTTAAGTTAAAGCTTTCAAATGTCTTCTGCTTATATTAGTGCTGATGTTGCGACATTTTTTGACATTGGAACCGATAATGTTGTTATCTATAAGCTAACAAATGAAATGGATCCAAATACATATTATGCGGTTGAGGTTGATAGCAAACAAGCTAATTATTTTCCTAATTATTATTTGATGGAGGATTGTGAAAAAATCCGTCAATTATTTAATAAGCTTAAGGACCGTGGATCTGAAATTATTACAACTCCGAATGACAAATATATGTTTAAACTTGTCGGACCTAAGTTTTATGAAGTCGCAAAAAAGAAGGAAGACCTTATTAAGGGGCTTCGGGTCGAATGTGTTTATGATGAAAGCCCAATTGGAAAAGAGTATATTGATGACATTTCTAGACTTGTATTAAAGGAATATGAAGAAGTGTTCGGATATTACGAACAAGAGGGCAAAGGAGGCTTCCCAGTGTTTTAAAAAGAACACAAAAAAATGGCAAAAGTGATTTCATTTTTGTCATTTTTCTTTTCTATTGGTGTAAATAGAATTTAATGGAAGAAGAAGTAAAAAGCAGTTATAATTTAAAAGATAGTTATATTGAATTTCCATTTATAACAGAATATAATAATTATTTTGGATCAATAAATCAAAAATCTAAAGACATTAAAACATTTTATGATATATTACTAACATTTAATAAATATTTATTCGAAATAAATTATTTATCAAATTCTTCATATTTAATAAATATATTATCAGAAAATCAGACATCAATTTCAATAAATCCATTAGAACAAATGAAAAATAACATAACCGAATTTAATAATTATTATAATTCATTATATGAAAATAAAGAAATACAAACATCAGATGAATTCATTAAATATAGTTATATGTATATTGAACTAATATGGAGATCATTATTTATGTTTTATCAATATTATTTTTTTTATAATAATAGAATAATTGAAAAACCATCAAAATCATTATCAAGACAATCATCATTATCATCGTCATTACCATTATCAAAACAATTAAAATCACTATCAAGACAATTGTCATTATCATCGTCATTACCATCATCAAAACAATCAAAATCATTATCAAGAGAATTATCATTATCATTACCATCATCATTACCATCATCATTACCATCATCATTACCATCATCATTACCATCATCATTACCATCATCAAAATCAAAAACATTAAAAATAGATGTTTTAGAAAAAAAATTAAATAATAATTATAAGAAAAAACTATTAATATTATATGAAAATATTTTGGTTATGTATAATCAAGCACAAATAATTATTGATAAATTTAAATTTATTAAAAAATATTTAGATGAATTAAATTATATGAAACAACAAAAACAACATTTAAATGAAAATTATTTGTATAAAATATTTAATAATATATATAAAATAACAATAATAAATTTTAATAGAGTTTTTTATAAAATATTAAATGATACATATATATCTCCATTTAATATTAATGATGAAATTTTAAATAAATTAAAAGTAAATACAACTGGTAATGATATTTTTCAATTTATTAAAAATATATTATTAGAAACTTATGACAAATATATATTTATTAATAAATCAGCATTGACATTAACAAAAGACACATATATAACAATACCACAATATGAAGGTATTTGTTGGTTTATAAGTTTTTTAACAGGGCTAACTTATAGTGATAAAAATAAAGAATTATTAAATAATAAAAAACATTTAAATGAAGAACAAATAATTGAATTATCAAAAGTAAATAGAGAAACTAATAGTAAAGTAATATTGAATTCATTTGTATATTATATAATTGATCAAATAACAAATAATTTCAAAAAATATTCAGATGTTCTTGGTGATGATTGTGAAATCTTTAAAAATTTAAAGGACATACCAATTTTATTTTTAATTAAATTAATAAATGAAGAAATAACTATTTCTTCAAAAAATATAAATTATTATAAAGATTTAATTGCATCTGATTATGGAAATGAAAATAATTTTATTTATCAATCAATTATAGATACAGATTTTGGAATAGTTAATAGTCAATATAATATAATTAAAAAATTTTATGAATTTCTTAATATAGCTTGTTTATATATATATGACATAGATAATGAAAAATATGTAAATGATACACAATTTACAACTAAAAAAGATTATGATATAATTATTATAGGAAATAATTTAATTAATAATGATATTATAAAAACATCTATAAAATCAAAATCTATAAATATAACATCTCAAATTTCAGAAGATACAGAACATAATATTATTACTTATAATGGATATGAATATGAATTAGATTATATTTTACAATCATCAGATGATTATAAAACTTGTGAAACTTGTGGTCATTGTGTAAGTGCAATACATTATAATAAAGAAGAATATTATTATAATTCAATGTATCATTTAAATAATTTAGATTGTTATGATAATAAAGTTGTTTTGCCTTGTTCTTTACTTCAAAATAAATGGAGTGATAGTATTAAAAAAGATAATTGTTTTAAATTATTAAAATGCAAACATATTCCCGAATTTGAATATTTTGATAAATCTGATAATATATCAAAAATAATTATAGATAGTTCAGATAAAATTTGTTATACTTCAAATACTGGGGTTAATCTTTGCTATGTAAGAAAAAATGCAATTCAAGGTGGCAAATCGAAAAAATTAGAAAGAAAGGTTTATATGGATAAAAAAATAAATAAATATTATGTCAATTATGAAAATAAAAAGATTTATTTGTCTGTTTAGTTTTTTATTTCTTATGATTTACTCTTCGCTGATCATTTCAATATCATGTTTATAAGCCCATACTCTTTTTTTTGTATTGATGTCTTCAACCAGATAATAATCATTAATAACAGTAATCCATTCAACAATTGCATATTGTGGAATATCATCTTTATGAAAATCATATTTCATTTTATATAATCGTGTCATTGATTTTTATTAGAATTAAAAATTAGAAAATTTAAAATCATTTTTTTATTTATTTAAGTTTAATAATCAATAATTTTATAAGAATGATTTTAGAATATTTAAAAGGTTATAAAAGATACTTAACAGCTGGTTTTATTTCAGGTATAATATCTTCTATCATATTATCATATATTCCCAGCATTTATTCTAAGATTATTGAACTTTTAGTTAATGATAATGATAATAATGATAATAATGATAATAATGATAATGGTAATGATAATAATGATATCAATAACTATCTTATATTATATTTTTGTTATAATATAAGTTCAAATATATTTGCAGGAATTAGAGGAACTATTTTTACTATTTATATTGAAATGGTTATAAATAAAATAAAGGAAAAGATATTATATCTTTATTTTAGTAAAGATCTTATTTATTATAATAACAAAAAAATAAATGAGATTAGTAATATATTAATATCAGATGCTAGAATAGTTGGAGATATTTATTTATTAAACAGTAATATTTTTGTAAGAAATTTAACACAATTTATAACAATATCTTATATCTTAATTCCAACATCATTTATTTTATATTTAATAACATTATCATTATCAATATTTCATTTAATAATTGAAAAACTATATATAACTTATTTTTATCAGAAAATTTCAACTGAAACTAATGAAATCTTAATAAAAAAAAATAATATGATATCAGAATATATAAATAAAATTGAAACTTATCGAAGTCTTTATTTAGAACCTGAATTAAAAAATAAATGGCATAATATAAATAATAAATATTTAAATCTCAAAAATAAAGAGGCTATTTATTATGGTATCAATTTACTAATTATTCAAACTTTAAACGAATTAATGACAATTGCCATAATTTTATTAGGCAACTATTTTAATTATTCAAATAAAATAATCTTAGTTTTCATATTATACAAATCATATTTTACAGGAATTATAAAAGACACTCATGAAATTAAACGAAATATAATAAGAAATAATAAATCAATTGTTAATATTACTGATTTTATTGATAATAATAATGATAACAATAATAATAATGATAATGATAATAATGGCTATTATGTTCCTAACTATAATTTTAATCCGAATATAGAAATAAGAAATCTTTCATTTTCATATGATAATAAAAGAGATATTATAAAAAATTTAAATTTGATTATTCCAAAAAATCAGATAATAGGATTTAAGGGAAAATCTGGAAATGGAAAAAGCACATTATTTAAGCTATTATTAGGATTTTATAAATCTCAAATAAAAACAGGTGAAATTTTATTTGATGATATCAATATTAATCAAATTGATAAAAATTATTTTTATGAAAAATTAATATCATTTGTAGGTCAAGAACCTGTATTATTAGATGGTTCTATAAAAGACAATATCATTAATAATATAATAACATTTGACCCTTATTTATATAATCTAATATTACCTCTTATAAGTGATTTTTATGATAATGATAATGATAATGATAATGATAATGATAATGATAATGATAATGATAATAATAATGACAACATAAAATTATCAGGAGGACAAAAACAAAGAGTGTGTATTTGCAGGGCACTTATGAGGAAACCTAAAATATTATTATTAGATGAACCAACATCTGCATTAGATAATGAAAATATTAATAAATTTATAGAGGTAATTAAAAAAATATCGACGGAATATAAAATGACAATATTAATAATATCTCACGATGATGAATTATTATCAATATGTAATAATATTATATTCATTTAAGAACAAAATTTTATTTCTTTAAATAATGAAAACATTAATTATAATTTTAGCAGAAACTAGATTTTCAAATATTACATTTGATAATTTTATTGAAAATGTAGTAGGTAATGATAATGATAATGATAATGAGATTGATTTATGTGTTTGTATAGCAGTTGATGAAAATTATGATTATGATGATAATTTTTATAAAATGGCAAAATATAAATTTATAATAAATGATCAATATGATTATGGACCATTATTTGAGACAGCATATAATGAGATTATAGAAGAAAATAAAGACAAATTAGAAAAACCTAATATATATTGGAGGGAATTTTTAAATTTAGGAAATAATTTATTTGGAGGTGTTATTATATCTAAAGATGATATATCTAAAAATAATGGAGGAGCTTGTGGTATATTAATTTATTTTCGGCATTTTTTGATGAAAAAATTAATAGAAAATAAATTAATTGATTTATATGATAGATTTATAATAACAAGAAGCGATTTTATGTATAATTTGCCACATCCAAAATTAGAATTATTAAATCCTGAATATATATGGATACCAGACGATGAACATTATGGAGGTTATACAGATAGACATGTAATATTATCAAAATCAAATATTATATCATATCTAAATATATTTGAAAATATAGTTATAAAATCTAATACTTATTATAATAATTTGGATAAGTTTTTTAAATTTGGGAATATAGAAGAATTAATAAAATTCAACTTAATTCAAAATAATGTCAATCATTTAGTAAAACATTTTCCTTATGTAATGTATGCAATCAGAGGAATTAAAATAGATGGAAAGCGTAATTGGTGGAAATTGGGAGATATATTACAAGACAATTATTATATTAAATATCAAACGGAATATTTAAAATCCATATTCTATAAAAAATATTATCAATCACATGATTTCAAGAATATAGATGAATTTTATATTAAATATATAAAACAAAATGTTTATAAATTACCATTAAAAAATAATAATAATCTTATTAATATTGACTATTATGATAATATATTTTCAAGAAAAAAAGAAATGTCTAATTTAAAATTATTATTTATATCAGATATACCTCATATGTATCTAAATTATTTAAGTCAATATTTTAAAGATGCTAATATATTTGCACCTAAAATAATTAATAATTATCCTTATTATTATGATAAAAATAAAATAAATATTTATGATATTAATATAGGAATTCCATCAACACAATACGATATAATAATAATCAATAATTTATATAATTTCGATAATCTATTAAATATTATAAATAATATGATATCATATTTAGCAGATGATGGAATATTTATGATTGAAACATCTGCTGAATATGTAAATAAATTAAAAAATGCATTTCCTATAAAATATAAAAATTATATAACAATATCAGAAACATCAATAATAATAAATATGATTAAAAACTAATATCATATTCTTTAACATCATGGGCAATCTTAAGTTTTTTCATATTTATATTAAAACCTGTTGAAAGACTTTTATTAATAAAAATTTTTATTGATGATACATAATTATTTCTATTATTTTTATTAAAGTTTTCAACATTTGTTGGATATAATCCATTATGATATGATAATCCAGGATGTAATATATAATATTTATTCATAAATAAAAATGGTATTCTTTCATAAACAAATGGATGACTAGAAAAACTGGGTCTTCCAAATATCTTTTTAATATTAGCATCATCTAATGTGCTATTATACTCAACATATTTCCAAATATGCTTTTGTATTTCATCATCACTATCTATTATTTTTTTACAATCATGAAAGAAATTTATATATTCTAGCATTATTTTAGGTCTTGTAATCCAATAATTGCAATAAAATTGAATAAAATCTTTTTTAATATAATTATCAGGAAATCCTAATTTATTAAACAATAAATTTAAAATGATATTATTTAAAGGTTGTCTTCTATCAATATCTTCTAAATGATCTTTACTATCAATAACAAAAAATGGAACAACATCAAACTGTTTTTCATTTTTGAGAAAAACAGCTAATTTATCTATATCAGGAAGCAAAATTTTTTCTTTTGCTCTCCAAGATAAAGTCCCAACATAATCATAATCTTTCCATTCATCATAATGTTCAATTAGCCATTTATCATACATATAATTTTCAAATAAAATTGTAGCAGGTAATATAATTATTTTAGCCCATTCGTATGATCCAAATAAATTATTTGCATTTATTGAGGTTTCATTATCATAACCTAATATATATATAAGAATTTTAGCTTTATTTGCTTCTTCAACCATTAATATAAATATTAATATAATATGACTTTTATATATATATATGTATTAATTTTATAAAAATAAAATAAAAATTGATTTAATTATAAATAATACTAATCATCTATATCATAGTTAGATATATAAGTCATAATCAATGTCATCAAGTCTAATTGCTCGTCTAATGAGTTTCGTTTCTACACAAACAACCGAACCTTCAAAAAAAGAATTTACAGAAGCCGTCAAGGAAGTCTATAAGGAAAAAGCAAAGAAGGAGAAATTGGAAAATATAGGAAAGGAAAAAAAGAAGCGCACACCATCTCTTTATAATAAGTTTTATAAGGAGAAGGCAGCCGAAATTAAGGAGCGTGAAAAGTCCTTATCAAAGGAAGAACGAATTACTGCAAAAGAGATGATGACTTATATTGCAAAGCTGTGGCAAGAAGAAAAGAATTCTGATAATTTCGAAGATGCGAAAGATGAACCTGTGCCTGAACCCGAAGTTGAACTTGAGCCGGTTTCAATTAAGGACCAAAAAAAAAAGCCAGGAAAACATCAAAAGAAGTAATCTAAAAAAATAAACAGAAATAACAGAAATCTTTAATAATAAAAGATTTTTGTTATTTATAATTAGAAGAATATGACAGAAAATAGTCTTGCAAAACAATTAAATTGTTTATTTGGTCATTGTAAGAATGAGATAAAAATAATGACATCAATGACAATTAAACAATTACCTGAAAAACTTAAACTTCAAAAAGAATTTAAAGACGGAAAGCTAAAGAAAGGAGAATATATGAAAGAATTGATAAAGCTTGAAGAAAAATTATATAAATCATCTGAATTTAAGAAAATGGGAGAATGTGCATTAAAAAATTGCGGAGATTTAATGAAAATAAAATTGGATAATATCTTAAAGAACCTCAAAAAACCTAAAATGATAAAAGATAAATATTCAATTTTAGATTATATAAAAATTCATTGGCTAGAAAGAAAAAATATGATGGAAACAGAATTTAAGGAAAACCTGAAATAAAATAAATAATTATTATGTCATTATTTTCTAAAATTTTGTTAATATCATTAACAAAATTTTCTGATAGTTTCATTTTGCATTCATATAAACTAGCAAAGCCTTCTAAATTATCAAGATCAAATACGCCAATTTATTTATCACAAACAAATAAAAATTCATCTAATTATCTTAAATTAAATGATGATGGTTCTTGTTTTAACAATAATAACAAATTATTTAATTTGAGTGATTACAATTCAAAATTACATCAATTGTTAAATGTTTCATCATTTGAAAATGAAACTAATAAGACTGATTTTTATTTAAAGCCAATATCATTATTAGGTCTTAGTGAATATGATATAATCTTATTGAAAATAATTATTATAGCTTTAATCAATGCTTATTTGATAGCGTTGATTGTTGATTATAATTTATATTATTTACTGAAGATGATGCATTAAACATTTTATGAAGAATTGATGAAAATTTAGAGGTGTCTTTATGATATAATTTAAAGATATTTTTATTTCTGCAAAAATTTTGAATATAAATTTTATTTTTATTCTCTTTTAATAAAAAAATGGCATTTTTATTATAAGATAAATAAAACCAATTGATTTTATCTATATTAGCTTCAAGAAGAAAAATAGCATTTGAATTTAAACAAAGATTGTCCCAATGAATTTTATCTTGATTGGCTTCTAAAAGAGGAATTGCATATTTATTCAATGATAAGATAGCCCAATTTATTTTATCTTGATTTGAATTTAAAATAGAAAATGCACCTTTATTTAAACAAAGATTGTCCCAATTAATTTTATCTTGATTAGCTTCTAAAAGAGAAATTGCATTTCTATTTAATGATAATGTATTCCAATTGATTTTATCAGGATGAGATTTTAAAATATGAATGGAATTCATATTCAAAGAAAGATTAAACCAATTAATTTTATCTACATTAGCTTCTAAAAGTGAAATAGCATTTTTATTAAATGATAGCATGTCCCAATCAATTTTATCTTTATTTTTTTCTAAAATTGAAATTGCATTTTCATTGAATGATAATGAAGACCAATCAATTTTATTTAAATTTCTTTTTATCAAAGAAATTGCATTAATATTAAATGAAATATTTGTCCAATCAATTTTATCTTCATTTTCTTTTAATAATGATATAGCATTTTGATTTAAGGAAAGTTTAGCCCAATTAATAAAATCTTTATTGTTTTTGAGAAAAGCTACAGCATTTTTATTTTGAGACAATTCTGAACAATTCAATAATTTTTCTTTGTCAATCCATTCTAATAATTTATATTCTGATGTTATTACAAAAGATGCTATTAGATTGCAAATATCTAAATTTAAATTATACATATAAATTAGAATTATTAATATTATTTATATAAAATGGAAACAGACGAATTATTATTAGTTAATTTAGCAAAGGCAAGAAGAGAAAGATTAAAACAGTTAGTGTTAAGTGTTTATAGAAAAGCATATCCTAATCCGAATATGCCAATTCCTGATAATTTAGAATTCATTGTTCAGAATAAAATGCATCTTGAAATGCAATATATTACAAACATATATTCAATTATAAATAATTTTATGAATTATGTTTGTGAGCCTGGTTATATGAGATATGAATTGCCACAATCATTCAAAAATATTATTAAAAAGATTGATGATTATTTAGGATCAAGAAATTATAAATATGGAATATCTGGTTCAAATGCTTGGTATAATTTATTTGGAGATATAGCACCAACATTATCAGATTATGAATTATCAGCAATTAATAAATATAATACACAAGAATATATTTTTATTATTAGAAATACTTCAGATAAAAGATTAGAATTATTAAAAGTTATAGTTGTTGATGCATTAAAACAAATAGCAGATCATTTAAATGTTGTTGTTCAAAAGGCATTAGGAGAATTAGAAAGAAATGAAGAATTCTCTTATTTATATGGAAAAGAAGTATTTGTAGGAGTTCAACCATATACTAATAAAAAAATGTTATTGGATAATACATTTTCTTTTTCTATTAATTTATTTATAGCAAAACCAGACGCTGTAATACCAGAAAATGAAGTAATAGTAGATAAAAATTTTGGGAATGATATTGTTAATTATAATAAATTTGTTAATGCATATACCTCTTTAAATCAGAATGTAAAAAGCAGAAGAGGAAATTATCAAATGCCTAATAAAACATTTCAATTAGCTTCATATATTGGAAAATATAAAATACTACAGCCAAAATATATAGATGATTTAAAATTTGATTACGAACCTATGCCAGGTATTCATCATTTAGAAATTGAAGAAGAAAAACCAAAAATAGCAAGAAGAAAAAGAAAGACAATAGAAGAAGAACAAAATGAAGAAAAGGAGGCAAAATATGCAAAATCATTAAATCGAGAATTGCAACAAGCGGGAAGAGCCGCAAGAGCTAAATTAAGAGAAATTGCAAAAAATGATGCACCAAAAATTACAACTTTTATAAATGAAGATGATGGAATGGAAGGAGGAGGAAGAAAGAAATTAAAGAAACAACCAAAAAAGAAGGGTGGAGTATTAGATGATAATTCGAATGATTTTGTAAAAATAAAATTATTTACATTTTCATTTAATTATTTTGATAAAATAACAAAATCTGGAGTAACAACTATTGAAAATGAATTAGAAGAGAAGGAAACCTTATTATTTGATAATTTTGATAAATTATTGGCAAAAAAAGAAGAGAAGCATGATCAATATTTTGGATTAGAAGGATTATACATTTTGAATAAAATTATGCAACAGAAGATTTATATACCCCGTGATAGATATAATCCATATAAAATAAGAAATTATATATTTGAAAAATATATTTTTAGTGAATATGATCCAAGAGGAATTGATAAAATTGAAAAAATGTGGTATATAACAGAATTATTCGAAAAAACATTTAAAAAACTTGATATTACAAAAGAATTTGTATATAATAATATGAAACGAGATGTGTTAGAATTACATCAGGAATTGAGTGATTTTAAAGAAACTATTGAAAATAATGTAATTGAAATTTTAAGACCTTATATAAATAAAACTATTTTTAATATAAATGATGAACTAAGCAAAATGGAATTTTATATGATTGATGCAGACAGAACAGAAACTGAAAAAAGTAGAGGAGAAGAAAAATTAACAGGCATTTTTATTTTAGGTGGTGATGCATTAAGAAGATATAAATATAATGCAAGTAAAACGAAGGATATTGATGCAAAAATTTATATACCAATAAAAATTCCATATTCAAATAATGATCGTGAAAATATAGATTCTGGATATCATAATGAAGAAAAGATATTTAGATGTATAACAAGTAATTTAATAAAATTATTAAGTTATTTAGAAAATAATAAGAAGGTTTTATTTGAAGGATTGCAAAAACCAGAAACAGCCCATAAAGAAATTTCAGCAGGTAGAGGAGATGATAATAATGTTATAATTGATGTCGATTTTATAACAGAAGATCCAAATTTGGTAAATTTCAAATTTAGAAAATCAGGAAAACCATATTTTCCGGCAGATTTATATTCAATAGATTATAAATGTTTATTTAAAATTACATTAAGAGAAAAAGTAATTACAATACCTATTGAAATTGCATTTATAGATATCGTTGTTAAACAAGAAGGACGAAAAATTTATAATAAATTTTCAGTATTTGCTGAAAATAAACTACCACTAGCTAGATTAGAATTTTTATTATCAGATTTATTAAATACTTATAATGAAAATGATTTATCATTATTACGATTTTTTGCAGGTAAAAGTGATAAAGATTATTCTCGATTAAATTTATTATGGGATTTATATTTTCAACAAAAATCAGATAAACCAATTTATTCAATTGATGCTGAAAATGTTATTAGTTTTACAAATGAAACTAATAAACAAATTAATCAAAAATTAAATGCAATAACTGATTATACAATTGATGCTGGAAGTGATAAATTATATATATCAATAATGCAAATATTAAATGGATTGATTGAAAAACGAAGGATTAATAATATTAAAGAATTTAGTGATTATGAAAATCCATCATTTTCAGAAGATATGGTAAAAATGGGAGGTCGTGGTGAAGATTATCAAGAACAATCATATTATGATGAAAGAGTAATAAGAAGCAATAAATATGATGTTATTAAACCAATACCATTAGAAGAAAAAATTGTCGATGTTGATGTTGATTATAGATATAATGAAAATACTATAACAAAAGATTTGATTAGTTTAATGAATTTATCATTTTTAGAAATGGAACAAAAAATAGCATACATAGATGATAAAGATATAAGAAATTATAATGCTTTTTCTTCTTTCAATAATCAATTTTATTCTGAATTTGTAAAAATATTAAAGCCTGAATATAAATTAATAAATGATGATGTAATGTCATTAAGATTTACAAGATTATTTCGCAATATAAAAAGATTAGATGAAAATACTAGTATTTTCTTTGGCAAAAAAAAGATGTCAGACAGACTTTCATCTAGAAAAAAAATAATTATTGATGAGGATGAAGAAGATATTTAAAAATGACAAAAAATAAATTTTGTCGAAACCAGACGACGACAATAACAACAACAACAATCATCTTGAAACCTCTTTAAAGAACTTGAAAACCTTTTGAATGATCTTCAGTATTATCATAAGATAAAGAGTTATGAAAATCTCATGCCCATAGAACCGTTGATTGATATTAAGGTTAGGCATTTCATTTATAACTGCTTTAAAATTCATGATAATAAGTTTCAGGATGAGAACCTGAAGAAACAGATTGATTTTATCGAAAGTGAGCAAATTGCGGATCATAGTTTGATAATTATTTTAATTACAAAAATAAATCATTTTTAAAGCAAATTCTTTTATTTTAAAACAAATTTATCATTTTTACAATTATCATCATTATAATTACAGTCAATACTTCTTTAATTATGAAAAATTCGTCAATCACAAATGACCAATTCATAAGAAAACCACAACTGATAGATAATAATATGATAATAATGAATTCATAGATTATAATGAATTCATTCGATATAGACAACATTGATTAATTCAAGATGAATAATGATATTATCATTTTTTTTATAAAAAATTGATTATTATTATTGATAATCAATTTTATTCATTATTGAAATATGATACCTATGAAGCTTTTAGATTGGATTGATGAAAATAAGCTAAATATATATTGCTTGTATAAAAATCCAAATGCAATTGATTATATTATGAAAAAGAAATATAAAATTGATTGGGCAATGTTAAGTTCAAATCCAAATGCTATTGATATCATCAAAAATAATCTATCTGAAGTTTCTTGGTATGGAATTTCAGTTAATCCAAATGCTATAGATATCATCGAACAAAATTTAGATAATATCAATTGGAATTTAGTTTCATCTAATCCTAATGCTATTTCTCTTTTAAAAGCTAATCCGGATAAAATAGATTGGAATAGATTATGTTTAAATGAAAATTCAGAAGCTATTAAACTTCTAAAGGAAAATCAAGATAAAATTGATTGGAAGGTTCTTTCATTAAATCCAGAGGCAATTTCTCTTTTAAAGGCAAATCCTGATAAAATATTTTGGATAAATTTATGTGAAAATCCAAATGCTATTTCTCTTTTAAAAGCAAATCCAGATAAAATCAATTTACTTTATTTAGCAAATAATCCAAATGCCTTTGAAATTCTTAATAAGATGAAAGATAATCCTTATTTTCCATTTGGTGCTCTTTCAAATAATACAAATCCTGAAGCAATAAAACTTCTAAAAGAACATCAAGATAAAATTAATTGGGCTAATCTTTCATGCAATCCGTCTATCTTCGTTTATGATTATGAAAAGATGAGAAAAATGAATATTGATCTAAAAGATGAGTTATTTGCAAAAGTATTACATCCTAAAAGGATTATGAGATTAATTGAAGAATATGGAGAAGAAGAAGTTTATAATATCTATTTTACGGAAGAATAATAATTTTTGTTTTTAGAAAAAAGAAAATAAATAAAAATATGAAATCATTGAAGCGGCTTTGCATCCTAAACGAATTTTTCGAGATGTAAAAACTTACGATGATTTGGAGGAAATGTATCATTGCTATTTTGACGAGGATGAATAATTGAGATAACAAAAACAAAATTAGAGAAATCTAATTTTGTTTTTTGAAAAAAAATGAAATGTTATTTTCTTTTTAATCTTATAATAAGAAGATTGATGTCTTGTATAATTAAACATAAGATACTGCACATTAATAATTTCAACATATTATTATTTAATTATAAGCAACTGATTGTAATATTTAAAGAACTTGAAGAATATATTGATATTCAATATGAAAAAATGAATATAAATAAATATCAAAGAAATAATTATTTAGGTTTAATTATTGATATTAAATTTAGACAATGTAAAAGGCATATTGAATATTTCAAATTTAAGAAGATAATAAAAATAAAATCAGTGCCATTATTTGATAATAACTATGACAGTAAAGACGATGACTATAATTTAAAATGAAAATGTTTATTATATATGTCAATTAAATTATTAAATTGGATAAATGAGTTAAATTTAAATTGGAATGAATTGTCAAAAAATCCAAATGCAATATCATTATTAAAAGCTAATCAAGATAAAATAAATTGGGATAATCTTTCCTTAAATCCAAATGCCATTTCTCTTCTTAAAGAAAATCAAGATAAAATAAATTGGTCATTATTATCAGAAAATCCAAATGCCATTCCTCTTCTTATAGAAAATCAAGATAAAATAAATTGGTATATGTTTTCAAGAAATACAAATCAAGAAGCTATAAATTTCTTGAAACAAAATCAAGATAAAATTAATTGGTCTGGTTTATCTATAAATCCAAATGCAATCGATATTTTAAAAAGAAATTCTTGTAAAATTGATTGGTATTTATTAGGATTTAATGTAAATGCTCTAATTTTATATGATTTTTATCCAGATAAAATAAATTGGTCATCAGTCTCATCAAATCCTGGGGCTATTTCTTTATTAGAATTAAATATAAATAAAATAAATTGGAATTATCTTTCACGAAATCCTGCAGCCATTTGGCTTCTTGAAAAGAACTTTGAAAAAATTAATTGGTCCGAATTGTCCTTAAATCCAAATGCAATATCATTATTAAAAGCTAACAAGGATAAAATAAATTGGAGTTATTTATCATCAAATCCAAATGCTATTCCTCTTCTTAAAGAAAATAGAGATAAAATAAATTGGTCTGAATTATCTAAAAATCCAAATATTTTCAATAAAAAAATAAATATAGTAGTTCGAGTAATATCATATATTTATAAAAATATCATTAGTTTTTATAAATATTTTGATGATTGTAATTATACTTCTTATTATAATTATTATAGTTATCATTGATAACTATTCATCAAAATAGATATTATAAATTTCATCTTCACCATATTTTGAAATCAATCGAAAAAGTCTTTTAGGATGAATAACAGCATTTATAACAGCTTCATTAATTTCTGCTTTATTTTTTTTAATTTCATTATAATCATATGTAAAAATAGCAGAATTACTTGAAAATAATTCTTTGTCGATCTTATCTTTATTATTTTTGAGATAGTTAATAGCATCAATTGAAGTATTTGCGGAAAAGAGTTTCCAATTAATTTTATCTTCATTTTCCAATAAAAAAGCAACGGCGCAAGGATTATAAGATAAATAATGCCAATGAATTTTATCTTTATTATTCCTTAAAAGTGGAATGATTGCAGGATTTGGATTAAGACATAAACGCCTCCAGCTAATTTTATTATAATTTTTCTTTAATAATGAAATAGCATTAGGATTTTTTGATAAATTGATCCATTCTATTTTATCAAGGTTCTTTTCTAATAATGCTATCGCTTTAGGATTTGGATTTAAGGAAAATTGACACCAATCAATTTTATTGAAATTAGCTTCAAGAAGAGGAATTGCATTTGGATTTGCTGAAATAGAATTCCAGATAATTTTATTGAAGTTTGCTTCAAGAATAGGAATAGCATTTATATTATATCCTAATAAAAACCAGTCAATTTTATCAAGATTAGCCTCAATTAGCTTAATAGCTGTCGGATTTTCAGATAAAATAGTCCATTTTATTTTATCTTGATTGGCTTCTAGAAGAGAGATTGCATCATCATTTGTATTTTTATTTAGAAGATACCAAGAAACAGCATCAAAATTATTCTCACTTTCTAAAAAATAGAATACATTAGGATTTATGTTTAAATAATCTTTATCAATTAAATCTGGTGTAATCCAATCATACATTTTTTTATTAAATTTCATTGTCATTGTCATTATCATTAATTAACAATGATTATAATCATTTTTTTGTTTTTTATTAATAATAAAAATAATAAAATATGAATATTTTTATACAATTAAAGTCATAATAATGAAGATATTAGATTGGGTGAAAATTCCTACTAATAGAATTAGTTGGTGGCATTTATCAACAAATCCTAATGCTGTTTCTCTTCTTGAAGAAAACTTTGATAAAATCGATTGGATCAATTTATCTAAAAATCCAAATGCTATTTCTCTTCTAGAAGCCAACCAAGATAAAATTGATTGGGATAATCTAAGTTTAAATCCAAATGCTATTTCTATTCTAGAAAAGAATTTAGATAAGATTAATTGGGAAAATTTAAGTTTAAATCCAAATGCTATTCCTCTTCTTGAGGCAAATTTTGATAAAATCGATTGGTCATTATTATCATCTAATCCGAATGCTATTCATCTTCTTGAAGCAAATCAAGATAAAATTGATTGGGAGGTATTAATGCTAAATCAATCAATATTTCAAAAATAAAAAAAAATGATTAATAATTATTTTTGTTTTTTATCATAAAAATGATGAAATTTTTAGATTGGATTGATGCAAGTAAAATAAATTGGTATTTGTTATCATATAATCCAAATGCGATCTCTCTTCTTGAAAAAAATAAAGATAAAATAGATTGGTCATTATTATCATATAATCCAAATGCAATTCCTCTTCTTGAAGCTAATTTCAATAAAATTGATTGGTGTCAATTATCTTCAAATCCGAATGCAATTCCTATTCTTGAAGCAAACTTCAATAAAATTATCTGGAATTCTATTTCAGCAAATCCAAATGCTATTCATCTTCTTGAAGCTAATTTTAATTATATAGATTGGAATAATTTATCAATAAATTCAAATGCTATTCATCTTCTTGAAGCTAATTTCAATAAAATAAATTGGAATATGTTATCATTTAATATAAATGGAATTTCATTGTTGAAAGCAAACTTCGATAAAATTGATTGGAATAATTTATCAAGAAATCCAAATGGAATTAAACTACTAAAAGAAAATCCAAATAAAATAAATTATGATTTTCTTTCATTAAATCATAATGCTATTCCTCTTCTTGAAAAGAATTTAGATAAAATTAATTGGTTTGCTTTGTGTCAAAATAAAAATGGAATTCCATTATTAGAAACCGCAAATAAAAATAAAATAGACTGGGTTATATTATCTGCAAATCCTTCAATCTTTACTAATTATTATAATTATGAAATGATGAAACAGATAAAAGCCGATTTAAATGAAGAAGTAATAACAAAAGCTCTTCATCCTAAAAGAATGCTAAGACTAATGAATGAATATGGAGAAGACGATATTTATAATATCTATTTTGATGATTGATTGATAATAATTCAAAACTAAAAAACTAAAAAAATGATTATTAATTGTTTTTTTGGTTTTTTATCAAAAGAATGATGATGAAGCTTTTAGATTGGATTGATATTGATAAAATCAATTGGTCTTATCTATCTTCTAATCCAAATGCAATTCCTCTTCTTGAAGCAAACTTTGATAAAATAGATTGGTCAAGATTATCGGGTAATCCGAATGCAATTCATCTTCTTGAAACAAACTTCGAAAAAATTGATTGGTCATTATTATCAGGTAATCCAAATGCTATTGCTCTTCTGGAAGCAAATATTGATAAAATTCATTGGTTTGTATTATCAGGTAATCCAAATGCAACTAAACTTATTAAAGAAAATTTAAATAGCATTAATTGGTATAAATTATCTGAAAATTCAAATCCTATTATTATTAAACTTATTAAAGAAAACCTTAATAAAATTCATTGGAGTTTTCTTTCCTGCAATACAAATCCAGCAGTAATTTCTTTATTAGAAATGAATAAAGATTTGATTGATTGGTTTGAATTATCAGCAAATCCGAATGCAATATCATTATTAAAATCAAATATAAATGAAATTAATTGGTATAAATTACCAAAAAATCCGAATGCTATTAATCTTATTAAAGAACATTTAGATAAAATTGATTGGTATTATCTTTCATCTAATCCAAATGCTATTTCTCTTCTTGAAAAGAACTTTGATAAAATTGATTGGGATTTATTAATGACAAATCCTGCGATCTTTACCTATGATTATAAGATGATTAAAGAAATAAAATCAGATTTAAATGAGGAAGTAATAGCCAAGGCTCTTCATCCTAAAAGAATTTTCAGATTGATTGCCGAATATGGAGAAGATGAGATTTATAATATCTATTTTGAAGATTGAAAGAAAACAAAAAACTAAAAAAATGATTAATTTTTTGTTTTATTATTATTAAAAATGATACAAATGAAGCTTTTAGATTGGATTGATAAAAGATATTTAAATTTTAGTTATTTATCTGAAAATACGAATGCAATTCCATTATTAGAATTGAATTTAGATAGAATAGATTGGTATTATCTTTCATCTAATCCAAATGCTATTCCATTATTGGAGGCAAATATTAATAAAATTAATTGGAATATGTTATCTCAAAATTCGGGCGCGATGCCATTATTAGAGGCAAATTTAAATAAAATCAATTGGCGTTATCTTTGTTTAAATCCAAGTGCAATTCATCTTTTAAAGAAAAATCAAAATAAAATTGATTGGAATTTATTATCAGCAAATCCAAATGCAATATCATTATTAAAAGAAAATCAAGAAAAAATAAATTGGTCATTATTATCAAAAAATTCAAATGCCATTTTTCTTCTTGAAGCTAACTTAGAAAAAATTGACTGGGCTTATCTTAGTTTAAATAAAAATGCTATTCATCTTCTTGAAAAGAACTTAGATAATATTGATTGGGTATTGTTATCACGAAATTCAAATGCAATTCCATTATTATTATCAAATTATGATAAAATAAATTGGTGTGGATTATCTTATAATTCAAATGCCATATCATTATTAAAAGCAAATCAAGATAAATTAGACTGGTTTTTATTAATGATAAATCCGGCTATCTTTATTTATGATTATGATTATGAGATGATGAAACAGACAAAAAAATATTTAAATGAAGAAGTAATAGCCAAGGCTCTTCATCCTAAGAGAATGCTAAGACTGATGAATGAATATGGAGAAGATGAGATTTATAATATCTATTTTGAAGATTGAAAGAAAACAAAAAAACCAAAAAAATGATTAATTCTTTTTTTTGGTTTTATTATTATCATTATCATTATCATTATCAAAAGATGACAATGATAAAGCTTTTAGATTGGATTGATAAAAAACATTTAAATTTTAATTGTTTATCTGAAAATCCAAATGCAATTCCTCTTCTTGAAGCTAATTTTAATAAAATAAATTGGTATTATTTTTCCTCAAATCCGAATGCTATTCCATTATTAGAAGCAAATTTCAAAAAAATTGATTGGACTATGTTATCTCAAAATCCGGGGGCGATACGATTACTGGAGGCAAACTTAGATAAAATAAATTGGAATGCACTTTGTTTAAATCCAAATGCTATTCATCTTTTAGAAAAAAACTTAAATAAAATTAATTGGAATATGTTATCTAGAAATCCGGGTGCTTTGTCATTATTAGAGGAAAACTTAGATAAAATCTATTGGTGTTATCTTTGTTTAAATCCAGGTGCAATTCCAATTTTAGAGAAGAACTTAAATAGAATTAATTGGAGTATATTATCTAAAAATTCAAATGCTATGTCATTATTGGAAGCAAATTTAGATAAAATTGATTGGGAAATGTTATCAACAAATAAGAATGCAATTTTTCTTCTTGAAAAGAATTTCAATAAAATTAATTGGCGTTTATTATCATCTAATCAAAATGCTATTTCTCTTCTTGAAAAGAATTTAAAAAAAATAGATTGGGATGTATTAATGACAAATCCTTCTATCTTTACTTATGATTATGATATGATGAAACAGACAAAAGTCGATTTAAATGAAGAAGTAATAACAAAGGCTCTTCATCCTAAGAGAATGCTAAGATTGATGAATGAATATGGAGAGGATGAGATTTATGATATCTATTTCGATTATTGAAAAATCAAAAAATGATTAATTCTTTTTTATTATTATAAAAAATAATGGCAATGACAATGATGAAGCTTTTAGATTGGATTGATATTAATGATTTAGATTTTAATTATTTATCTGAAAATCCAAATGCAATTCCTCTTCTTGAAGCTAATTTTAATAAAATAAATTGGGCAGCATTATCATCAAATCCAAACGCAATTCCTCTTCTTGAAAAGAACTTCAATAAAATTAACTGGTTTGAATTATCAGCAAATCCAAATGCAATTCCATTATTAGAGGCAAACTTAAATAAAATTGATTGGAATGCACTTTCATTTAATAAAAATGCGATTTCATTATTGAAAAAAAATAAAAGTAAAATAGATTATACAATTTTATCAGAAAATGTGAATGCAATTCCATTATTAAAAGAAAATTTTAATAAAATAGATTGGAAATATTTTTCATCAAATCCTAATGCAATTCATCTTCTTCTTAAGAATTTTGAAAAAATAGATTGGGATAATCTTTCCTTAAATCCAAATGCCATTTCACTTTTATTGAAAAATAAAGATAAAATAAATTGGAAATATCTTTCCTTAAATCCAAATGGAATAGAAATATTAAGAGAAAATCAGGATAAAATATATTGGAAGTTATTATCAACTAATCCAAATGCAATTTCTATTCTTGAAAAGAATTTTAAAAAAATAGATTGGATAGGTATATCAAAAAACCCCGCAATTTTCAGATATGATTATGAAATGATGAAGAAAACAAAGGCATATATAAATGAAGAAATAATTACAATTGTATTACACCCTAAGAGGATGCTAAGATTGATGAAGGAATATGGAGAAGATGAAATTTATAATATTTATTTTGATGAAAATTGAAAATAAAAAATGATAATAATTTATTTTTGTTTTTTTCATATCAAAAAATGCCTTATTTTCAGACTAAAATAAGAGATTGGATTGATATAGATAATATCAAAAATAATAATTTATCAAGAAATCCAAATGCTATAGAATATTTAAAATAACATCCTAATTTGATTGATTGGTTTTATTTATCATCTAATTCTAATGCAATTTCTCTTCTTGAAGCTAACATTGATAAAATAAATTGGAATGCTTTAGCAAGAAATCCTGCAATTTTTACATATGATTATAATTTGATCAAATCAAATTTTAAAGATATAGGAGAAGAAATAGTAATAAAAGCATTGCACCCTAAGAGAATGTTAAGATTGATGAATGAATATGGAAAAGATGAAATTTATCGATACTATTTTGATGAAAAATAGTTTTTTGATTTTTTATATAAAAACTAATTTTTAATTATGAATTAATTGATGTTTCCATTAAAATTATTGGATTGGGTTGATAAAATATATTTATATGATTTTGCATTATCAAAAAATTACAATGCAATGCAATTTATAAAATCAAATATACCAAATAAAATTTGTTGGTATTATTTATGTTCTAATTCAAATGAAGATGCTATTTCATTATTAAGAGAAAATAAAGATAAAATTGATTGGTTAATATTAGCTACAAACGAAGGAGCGATAACATTATTAGAAGAAAATCCAGATAAAATTAATTGGTATTTATTATCAAAAAATCAGAATGCTATAGAATTATTAAAAAAAAATTCTAATAAAATAAGTTGGGATTATTTATCATTTAATGAAAAAGCAATTCCTCTTTTAAAAGAAAATGAAGATGAAATTCGTTGGGAATATTTATCAAGAAATTCAAATGCCATTCCACTTCTTAAAGCAAATTTTGATAAAATTAATTGGTCATATTTGTCTTTAAATCCAAATGCCATTTCAATTTTAAAAGAAAATCAAGATAAAATCAATTGGTCTTTTTTATCTTGTAATGAAAATGCTATTCCTATTTTAAAAGAAAATAAAGATAAAATAAATTGGAATTATTTATCAGCTAATAAAAATGCTATTGAACTCCTAAGAGAAAATCAAGATAAAATTGATTGGTTTTTATTATCAACAAACCCATCTATCTTTACCTATGATTATGAGATGATGAAAAAAACAAAAGCAGATTTAAATGAAGAAATTATTGCTAAAGCATTACACCCAAAAAGAATATTCAAATTAATTTCTGAATATGGTGAGGATGTAATTTATGATATCTATTTAGATGATTGATAATCTTTTTTATGGATTTGATGAATAATTAATATCATCACAATTATATGGATTTTCTGAATAAATATCATTGTTAAATTTCAATGGATTGTTATCATAATCACCATTAATAATAATATTATTGATAGTATAAATTCTTCTAATTGGTTGAATATTTCTAATAGATGATGATAACGAAAAATAATTATTATAATTATCAATTGATAACATCCACTAATAATTATTAATATTAATTACAAAAATAAATCAGTTTTTATTTATAATTGTAATTTTTTTAATTATTTTTCTTTTTTAACTAAAATAATTATTATAAACAATTTCTCTACCATATTTGGACATCAAATTGGCAATCCTAACAGGATTTAAAGCCATCGCAACAATCTCTTCTTTTATTTCAACATAACTATTTTTCATCATTTCATAGTCATAATCATGAATGAAAATGGATGGATTTGATGAAAACATTTGATAGTTGATTTTATTTTGATTATCTCTAAGAATAGAAATAGCATTCGGATTTGAAGAAAGATAATACCAATCAATTTTATTGAAGTTCTTTTCAAGAAGATGAATAGCATTTGGATTTGCAGATAATCCACACCAATCTATTTTATTGAAATTAGTTTCAAGAATAGAAATAGCATTTGGATTTTTTGATAATAGAAACCAATTAACTTTATCTAAATTCTTTTCAAGAATAGAAATTGCATTTGGATTTGATGATAATTTTAACCAATTTATTTTTTTGAAGTTCTTTTCAAGAAGAGAAATAGCATTCGGATTTAATGATAAATACCACCAATCTATTTTATTGAAATTAGCTTCAAGAATAGAAATAGCATTCGGATTTAAGGAAAGATAATCCCAATCAATTTTTTTGAAGTTCTCAAGAAGAAGAGGAATTGCATTTGGGTTTTGTGAAATTTCGATCCAATCTATTTTTTTGAAGTTCTTTTCAAGAAGAGGAATTGCATTTGGATTTCTTGAAAGAAATGACCAATTTATTTTTTTTAAGTTCTTTTCAAGAAGAGGAATGGCATTTGGATTTACAGAAAGAATTTGAAAATCAATTTCTTTTAATTCTTCAGTTAAATATGAAATGGCATTTTCATTTTCGCATAAAATCTGCTTATTGAGTTTTTTGCGATCAATCCATTCAAGAAGTTTCATTATGAAAGATAAATATCTAAAAAAATAAACTAAAAATCCATTTTTATTTATTTTAGTATAATTTTAAAGACAAAAAGTTTTATTTTTTTGCCTTTTTGCATCGTCTTGTCTATATTCTCAACCTCCTCTTTTATTAACTGGAGGTTTTAGGCAATTGACTTTATCAGGCAAACGCGGAGATAGAAGATAACGCTTAGTATTGGAAAATTCTTTCCAGTCAATTTTCATATCTTTAAGAACCGTATAGATTTCATCATAAGTTTCACGAGGACTACTAGACATTATATTCAGACTTAATAAAAACAAAAGAAGTAATTATTCATTTTTCATTAATTTTTATAAATAATAAGACAAAAAGTTTTTAATTTTCTTGTCTTTTTTGCTAATCTTAATTAATGAGAATTTTAACTACTTAGAGAGCCCCAATTAATTTTATTCGGATAACGCTCCAATATTGTTTCAAGATGAATATCATCTCTTTGTGAGAAGAGAACGATCGGGTGTTCATCCAAAGCATTTCGAATCTTGTTTTCATTAAAAAGGTCAAGTTTTTGTTTCTTATGCGGTGATGTATTCATTTAAGATTACTTAATATTTAATAGAAAAGTAAATAATCATTTTTATTTATTTTTATAATTAATCATCCAAATATATATCATAAATTTCATCTTCTCCATATTTTTCGATTAGATTGAAAATTCTTTTAGGATGTAAAGCAGCTGCAATAATCTCTTCTTTGATATCTAAATAACTATTTTTCATCATATCATAATCATATTTAAAAATGGAAGGGTTTTCGGAAAAACTATACCATTGAATGAGATTAGGATATTCTTTTAAAATAGAAATAGCATTTGGATTAGCTGATAATGATGGAATTGTTGCATTATTATTGCCAAAGTTTAATATAATATCAATATTATTTTTTAAAAGATCTATGGCATTTGGATTATAACATAAAGAATACCAACTAATTTTATCTAAATTTTCTTGTAAAAGTGGGATGGCTTTAGGATTTCTTGATAAATAACTCCAATTTATTTTATCAAAATTGTCTCTTAATAATGGAATAGCATTTTCATTTTCGGATAAGATATGCCAATTAATCAAATGTTGATTTTGTTTTAAAAGAGTAATAGCATTTTTATTAAAAGAAAGACTAATCCATTCAATATTATCCCGATATTTTTCTAATAATGAAATTGCATTTGGATTGATACATAACATCATCCAATCAATTTTATCTATATTATTTTTAAGAGTTGGAATGGCGTTTGAATTAGTTGATAATATAGACCAATTAATTTTATCAAGATTATTATTAATAATTTCAATGGCATTTGGATTACCTGAAAGATAGCCCCATTGAATTTTATTCATATTTTTCTCAATAATTTCGATAGCATTATGATTACTACATAAAGGACCCCACGAAATTTTATCAGGATTTTCTTTTAAATAATCAATGGCATTTGGATTACGCGATAATCCATCTTTATTTAATTTACTTGCATCAATCCAATCTAATAATTTCATTGTCATTATTTATGATAATAAAAATAAAAATCAATTTTTAATATCTATTTAAATAATAAATATGATATTAGATTATCATACAAAATTATTAGATTTATCAATTTCAAATAAAGATTATTTTACAGATTTTAAAAGTAAATATATTAATTATGAATTATTATTAAAAGGATTACATTATCCAGATCTTCCATGTAATAAATTATCAGTTAATAGCAAAAATGAAATTACATATGATAATTATGATGCGTGTTCTATACCTGCGCCATTAATATATTTATTATTTGAAGAAATATCTGGTTTAAAACAAACGGTTCAATCTCATAGAGGAAGACAAGCAATTGGGCATTCAATGACATTTGACCCAAATGAAACAATGATATCATTAAGACAAAAAATTTTAAGAAGACTAGAAATTTTATATATGTTAGCATTACAAGATAATTCAACTTGTTATGAACAAATAACTGATTTATCTAATGATATTCGTTGTATTGATGATTATCCTCCAAATATTTTTTGGATAGGTCAAATTTTACATTGTGTTCAGGATTCCTATTCAAAGGTTCATACATTACGCATACCTAAAAATAAAATTAATAGTATTGAAGAAACTGAACAATTAGAATATCATGCTCTTACAGATGATGATGAAATTTATTCAAAAAAAGAACATTATAATATAGCATTTAAACTTATAAGATATGTTAATATTAAAATTATTGACATATTTAAAATAAATGTTAAATCTAAAATTACAATAGATAGTGTTCAAAAATATGTATCAACATTTATTAGTAATGATATTAATATTGATAATGATGAAAAAACGAAATTATTACAAGTTGTAAGTGCTAATCCTAAAGATTTATTTGCAATATTTAAATTGATGTATTTTTTTAATTTTCAGAAAAATAGATTATTATCATTATATGATAATAATAATAAAAAATTACCTTCATATTTAAATAGAACAAATAATTCTAATTCTGATCCAACATATCCATATATTGTATCATTTTATTATATTCCAGATCAAAAAAATTGTGGAAAATTATTTCACATTAAAAATGATACTCAAAGTGCAAATCAAGAAAATGAACGATATAATATTGAAAATTGTAAATATATTTTAGAATTATATAAAAATCATGTTTTACATTCACAAAATACTTTAAAAGAAAAGATTGCAGAATTTATTGCATATGTTTCAATAAATGTATTTCCAATTCCTAATAAATTTCATAATTATACATCATCTGAAATTATTAAAAAAGATATATGTTTAACTAAAAGTTAATATCTATTTAGAGAATATAATATATTAAATATAAAAATGATCGTTATCTATATTATTAATATTGTCAATTGTATAATCTGTTTTACATTAACTATTATTTTTTATAATGATGTCAAAAATAAAATGAATAAAATTATGAATAATAATCAAATTATAGATTATCTAAAAAATGAATTGACACACAATAATATAAGTTATATTGATTTTTCAAATGAAAAATATAAAAATATATGTTTGAACAATAAATTGAAATGTCAATCAAAAAAAATGGATGAATATACAGATAAGATAATTAAATATCAAAATATGATTACATTCATTAATAACAACAATAAAAAGCAAAGTTTATTTACAAATAAATCGGAGGTATTAAGACATAGTTCAAAAATACTACCTATTAAAAGACATTTTAGTTGCAGCGATTTGACATTATTATAATTATTTACATAATATTTATTTTATTGTTAATTTATAAAGATAAATAATGAAATAAATGCAAAAAATGAAATAATTGATTATTTGAAAAAAGATGCAATTAAAAAAATATATAATATCTGATTTAAATAATAAACTAAAAAAGGAAATAGAAGTTAAAAATAAATTAAAGAAAATTTTCAAGAGAAAGAAGATAATAAAAACATCTTCTGAAGTATTTTAAGATGGAGATCAAAGAAATTATTTTAGATTTAGAAGATCTTATAGTTTTTGATAATATTTAAGATGGAATTATCATAATAATAACAAAGACAATAACAACAATAATAATGACAACTACAAATGAATTCGAAAAAATTTATGATAAAATCGCGGATGAATTTGACAAAACCAGAATTAGTTTGTGGGGGTGTGGTAATATCTTTTTTGAATTCATTTGAAAAAGGTTCTAAAGTTCTTGATATTGGTTGTGGAAATGGAAAATATATGAATTATAGAAATGATATTATTATGAAAGGAATTGATATTTCTATAAATCTAATAGAAATATGCAAAAATAAGGGATTTGATGTTATAAAAGCTTCAATGACTGAAATACCATATGATGATAATAGTTTTGATGGTTTTATTAGTGTTGCTTCTTATCATCATTTAGATAATAATGAAGATAGAAAAAGAACATTAGATGAGATGTATTGGATATTGAAAATAGGAGGAATTGGTTTTATAGAAGTATGGGGACAAGAACAATCCGATAATATAAATAAGAATGCAGTAAATTTTAAAAGAAAATCAAATTTAGTTAAATGGACTTCAATAAAAACAGGAGAAGTCTATTACAGATATTATAATATATATTCAAAAGGAGATATTGAAGAAGAGATAATGAGATTGAAACCCGAATTTAAGATAATTGAGAGTGGATATGAAAAAGGTAATTATTATATTAAAGTTATTAAATAACAAAAATTAAATTTCATTTTCATCATTTTTCTTTTTATGGCTATTTTTATTTCAAAGTTGCCTTAAAGTCAAATAAATTCTGTTTTCCCATACTTGAATTGCAATTTTGGCAGATTGGCATCAAATTTGAAACAGATGTTTTACCTCCTTTTACTTCAGCTATTATATGACCAGCATGAAACGACATCTGGACAATGTCAGTTGTCTTGCAACAACAGCATTTAGCTTTTCCAATTTCTTCACCAATCCATTTATTCCAAACAAGTCTTTTTAAGGTAGATGAAATATATTTCTTTTTGTATTTAATTTGAAGTATCTCATTTTCATTATTATCATCAATTGCCATATAATCAATATCATTGATAAAATTATATTCATAGTCCATTTTCATTTTTAAACCATAATTATAAAAAAATAATAGACTTTCATTTTTTTTGAAAGTTAAAAGGAATATTTAACAAATTTATATAAGATCGTTATCATAGCAAAATTTGCATATTTATTTGTTCTTAAAATTAATCTTGAAATTATATGAAGAATAATAAGATGGAATTTATCATTATTATTAATAATTCTATAATTAATTGCAAAAGGAATAAATATTGAAAGACTATAAAGAAAATGCCATTGATTATTAGTAATAAAACCTTTTCAAACTAATGTCATTAAAAAAGCAGATAATTGAACCGGAAACATAATTATAAAACCGCTATCAGGACTAGTAGATATTAATAAATTAGTTGTTGCAATAATTTGGGAAGATGCATAAATTTTTTTATTAAGAGTAATAAAATTTTTATTATTACTATTAAAAGGAATATCGCGAACAGTTGTTTTATCATTATTTTGATATTTATTAGAAACAACATCAGCTAAATAATGATGCAATCCTATAATACCCAAACGAACAAAATAATAAAAATATCCAATTTCTTTAAACAACATTGAATGATACATCATCATAACAGAGCGAGATGTAAATATTATATTATGTAATTGGAGTTCTTTCCAAATTATGGCTTTACTTGATAATCTTAAAGTTGGAACTTTGAAAAGAAATGAAGATAATGATAATCCTAAATGAATAAGAGGTGAAATATCTGTTGGACTAAAAAACATAGATCCATATTTTAATTTCCAATAAAATCTAATACCATAATGAGCCAAACAACCAAATCCCATTATTTTATGCATATGCATAACATCCATTTTAATAATAATAAAAATCTTTATATTTTTCTTAAATATAAATAATGGTATAAACATTTCTTTCATCAAATTTATAGCTTATTGTTTTTGTTTTCTTATTTCTTTTGGGAATGAGATCATTCTTTTTATTGTCATTAAAGAAATCTTTAATAACTTTGATAATATATTTTTTGATATCATCATTATTAGTTAAAACCCTCATAATTATTGTAATAAAAATAATAAAATAATAATTATAATCAATTTTTTATTTCAATGTTTGAATGAATTCATTCATATTTTTTCTTCCCATACTTGAATTACAGTGTGGGCAAATCGGCTTTAAGTTAGCAATAGTTGTTTCGCCTCCATTGGCTTCTGCTATAATATGACCACAATGAAAAGATAATTGGCTAATGTCAGTATCATTGCAGCATAAACATTTAAATTTTCCAATCTCTTCGCCTATATGTGTATTCCATACTTTTCGTTTAAGAGCTGCTGAAATTGTCGCTTTCTTCTTTTTTAGAAGCAAAGGTTCTTGTTTAGGTTTTTGGTTTTTAATAAATATAGTTAGATTTTTATAATATAATTCATTGAAATAATGGAAAGAAGTTTTAATGATAAAATCTTTAGGATTGATGAATATATTTTTGCAATATCCCTCTAAGATGTTTTTTCTATCATAATATCTCTCAAATTTGAAGGATGAAATATAATTATTATAATATAAGTCAAATTCAGCATCTGTTTTATGACCAATAATATCTAATAAAAGTTTTAATAATTCTAATCGTTCAAAATTAATAATAGAAAAATTTTCATTTAATATTTGATATTTAGCATAGACAATTTCATAATATTCTCTAGACATTATTATGAAAACACAAAAAAAAGAAATATAATCAATTTTTAATTTCTTTCTGAGTATGTTGAGATTTATCCAATTGTTTAATAAAATAATTATTGGACATTAAATATAGTATGCTATTAGTTATGATATCATCTTTTAATTCGGGTCTTATAACATCTAAATATAAAACTACTCTTCGATAAGGCGTATTATTTCTAACATAATGATTAAACATATCATCAAATAAAACACCTTTTCCTTCTTCCCATTCATATTTTTGATTACCACAAACAATAAAAGGTTTTTTATTATTATATTCGGGTATAATATACCCTAAATGATATCTATAATAACCTTTAAAATATCCATAATGTTCTGGAATATCAACATTAGCATCTAAAATAGATAACATAGCATTTGATATATATGGTTTGTTTAAGATTTTATATAAATTTGGACATATAATTTCAAAATTTTTAATTTTAAATTCGTCAAGAATTTTAATATAAATAGCTCTCCAACATTTATCTTTAATGTCGCCAATTCTAAATAGAGGATTATTTTTTTTAATGCAATCAACATCAGAATAAAGATTATAAATTGTGTCTAATTCATTTTTATATTTAGAATAATAATTATTTTCAAATTCTACATTTTCAGGAAAAACTTCATTTATATTTTTAATGAAAGGACCATTATTATAATATAAAAGAAGTATCAAATTATAAATAGCAAGAATAGGATAAAATAATATGAAAGGAATTAAGATAATTATAATTACAAGTATAATTTTAAAGGTAATATTTAACTTTAACTTTAAAACGGGTATAATATGATATAATATGAATATAAAAACAAAAAATTGTATTATATTTCCAGAATAAGAATTCTGATCCCATGGTAAATATTTTA